ATATAATGCTCCCATTAAAGAAGTCATGAACTTAAGATTTCTCCATGTTCTAAGTGGGCCTGGACCTTGTGAACCACTAACTTCCCATCTATTACGTTGATGAAAGAAATCAGATGCCTTATTACCACCATTATATCTTTTGATTAAAACAGGAGTTCCATCATATTCTAATGAATACTTTGGTGCTTCTGCCTTTCGTGGAAACCACTCCTTATCCGTTTTAATCATTTCATTATAACGAACTGTTTTTAATCTTCTATATTCGTTAATTGCATCCTTTTCTGTGATATTAACAAATGGTGGTGGCCACGTCATTGCAACTTCTGCCAATTTGGCCTTTACCTCATCTTTAGGATACATTTCCTTTATTTCTTCCCATTCATTTGGAGGAATATGTAGATAATCTAAAGTAGAATTACCTTTTTTATATTTCTCAAATATATCTTCTCCTGTGTTCATGTTTTATGTTTTAAAATAACAATCTTAGTTAATTTTAGATATGTGTCCAAGTTCTGTTATTAACTATTTCATCAATATTCCATTTACTAACTTTATAATTACGTGCAATCACATTTGTAGAAAATCCTTGTTTATAAAGTTTTCGTATTTCCAAAACTTGTTCATTAGTAAGTTTTGATTTAGGATGCGATTCTCCTCGTAATCTCATTATTTGTTTTGAATATCCCTTTCCATACAAGTACTCATATGGTCTGCCCAATGTAGTATGTACTGTATGTTCGAACGTAGTGTATTATCTGGGTTATAAGTTTTCAGATATTTGATATTTGCATCATCATACATACCATCAGTTAATCTGATTCCAAACCATTCGTTGCTTGTATGTGATAATCCATAATCACTTAACGTTAGAAATGTTCTATCCGTTAAATCCATGAATGGTAACTCTGGATTGTTTGTGTAAATCTTTCCTTGATTTTTAACGTGCCATTCGGAAGGATTTGGTAAGTAATTAAGTACTCCTTTTTTACCAAGTTTTCCTAAATCATGATGGAATGCCGCGAATAATAATTCATCGCGTGTGAAATTAAGAGTTCCACCCACATCTTCATATAGTTTCATCATTCTGATTGAGTTGTTAACTACATTCATAATATGGTCTATATATCCACCATCATATGCGTTGTGATAACCTATGTTACCACTCGCAGGTTGAAGCATTAGATTTGGTCCAAGTTCCTCCATACTGTACATATGTAGTAACTTTTCCAATCGTTCTCCTTCAAATAAACTGTTTACTGCTCCGATGAATTTATTATAATTCTCTTCGAGTTGTTTGTTTGTATATTTTTTCATGTAACCTATTTTTATGTTTTATTGTTTTACTTTTTAATCTATTCTTTCAATCTTACAATTAACTTCACACATATTTGATGAAATTGGGTG